AGCCTGGCGGCGCAACTGAAAATGCGGGGCGAAATGCTCGACGCGTTCGGCCCGACACAGGACGGCGAACTCATGCGCCTCGCCGGGGCCACACTCATCGAGTTTGAGCAGCTCATGGGCAAGCTTGTCCACCTGGAGGCTGAGGTGCGCCGCCTGGAGCGCGAAATCCACCATGCTTGAGAACTACGAAACAGTCGCCGAACGGCTTGCCCGCTGGCTGGACATGGAGCACCAGGGCCAGCCCCGCGTCATCACCCACCTCGTCAGCGAACCAGGCACCGACATCTGCGTGTTCCGCGCCGAACTGTGGGTCGACGGCACCCTGATCTCAACTGGGTGGGCTGAGGAAGTGAGAGGGCAAGGCAATGTCAACAAAACGTCACATCTGGAGAACTGCGAAAGCTCTGCTCTCGGACGTGCTTTGGCTAATGCGGGTTTGGCTGGTTCGGACCCGTCTAAGCGTCCAAGCCGGGAAGAGATGTCTAAGGTGCAACGAGCTGCGCCTATGGGGTCTGACACACGGCCGTTGCAAGGTGTCGCCACCGACAAACAAATCGGGCTGCTCCGAAGCCTGTACAAGGGTGCCGGGAAGGTTCCGCCCGCAAACATCAACGAGCTGTCAAAGGCTGAAGCATCCCGACTGATTGAGGACATGAAGAACCAGGCCACCAGCGACGAGGAACCGTTCTGATGGCTAACGACCTTGACCGGAACTTGCGTGAATGGGCTGACGCCATGATGAACTACCACGGCCCGACAGTGCCCCCGGTGCACCACGACGAATGCCGCCTGTATGTTTGCCACCGCCATTGCGAGGTCCTGTGGACCGAAATTATGCAGCAGGTCGGTGAAAGCCTGCGCTGGGTGGTTGACGACATGAACGCAGGCAACGCCAACCCGGAGCACGTCGTCAGGGAGGGCCGCGATGACTGAACCCGCCCTGTCACCCGAACAGTCTGTGCTCCTGCGCTACCTGTTTGCCCGACGAATCAAACAATCGTGCTACTGCATACCAGACCTCGACCACCACTGCGTACGCTGCGAGGACCTGAAACGCATGCAGGAATGCTTTCCCGGAACCTTTGTGCAGGCTTGCGTCGACGCGGCAAAGGGTCATTATGGCTGAGCGCATCCCCGACGCGTCCGAGAAGATGTTTCAGGAGAAGGTCATCAAGCTTGCTAAGACAGCGGGCTGGCTGGTGTTCCACACCCCGCCGTATTCGCCCAGGCACGGCGTGTGGAGATCCGCAGGCAAAGGCTTCCCAGACCTGTGCCTGACCCACCCGGTCAAGCGGCGCACCATCTTTGCTGAGCTCAAGACCGCTAAAGGCACCATGTCCAAGGAACAGGAAGATTGGGGCGTGGCCCTGATCGCGTCCGGTGCCGAGTGGTATCTATGGCGGCCTGCCGACATGGACACAATCACGGAGCTGCTGTGGTGACCGCCTGGGTTGCGTTCCTGTCAAGCGTCGCCATTGTCATCATTGCGCTGCGCTGGGGGTAGGCCAAACGGACAACCCTTAGGGGTACTCCAAATGGACAACCCCTCACAACTGATCTACGCATGGCCTAGCCCCGGTTGCAGGGGATTGGTAGAACACTCGGGAACGAGGGTAGAGCCCCACGCCCAAAAGGCTGGGGTGCAGCGTATGAACGACACAAACACGAATGGCGACCGTCCCACACGAGTGAACATCCGGCGGCCTTGGAGACAAACCTAAACAGCGGGGGGACTGCGACCCGAGTACCCGACCCGCACAACCGAGGCGCAAGCCCCCTGGGGGGCGCCGCGCAATGGGGGGATGCCACTAAGGTGACACAGGAGCCAACATGACCGACGATCGCGACACACACGCCTACAGGCAAGCCAGAACCGAACTACTCGCAGACAACCCGGTATGCCACTGGTGCCGCCGCGCACCCGCCACCGAAGCCGACCACATCATCCCAGTCATGAACGGAGGCACCTGGCGAGACGGCCTAGTCCCCTCATGCAAACCCTGCAACGCTCGACGAGGCGCCAACGCAATCAACAAACAACGCGCCCTACAACAACACGCCCGAAACGCCCATCTCAACGCATCAGCCGAAATCAAGCCAGATTTTTTAGAATCAGAAACTTTATTGCCCCCGACCCCTTCTTTCCTGTTATCCGCAGGAAACGTCCAAGACCGTCATGACTCGTCCTGCATTCCGGTGCTTGGCGTTGGGGTTGGTTCGGATCAGCCGAGGCTGGTTACGCCGTGTGTACCCAGCGAGTCTTTTGGGCCTGAGGTGGGGGCGTGGTCGGCGCGGGTGTTGGGTCGGGAACTGTTTCCGTGGCAGGTGACGGCTTTGGAGGGGGCGTTGGCGTATGACGATGCCCAGGTGTTTCGGCATTCGACGGCGTTGGTGAGCTGTGCCCGGCAGAACGGGAAAACCTCGATGTTGGCGGCGTTGGTTGGCTGGGCGTTGACCGAGTTGCCGAAGCGGTGGGGGCGTCCGGTGCGGATCATGTCAACGGCGCACGAGCTCAATCTCGCGACGGAGGTGTGGCGGGAACTCGAGGACCAAATCAGGCTGTGGGAGGAGGCCGACCTGTGCAAAGCCGTCTATGCGTACGGGCGGAACGAGGTCCGGTTCAAGGACGGGAGCCTGTACAAGGTGGTGGCAGCGACCGGGAAGAAACACGGCGGGACGTGGGACATCATTATCGGGGACGAGCTGTGGGCCTTGTCTGAGGCAACCATCTTTGGGGCGCTCCGTCCTAGCCAGATTGCGGTGCCAAGCCCGCTCATGTACCTGACGTCCACCGCCGGCGACGAATCTTCCAAGGCGTTCCTGAAGTTGCGAGAGCAGGCGCTCGGCCTAATTGACGCGGGCACCCCCGGCGACCTGTTTATGGCGGAATGGTCCCTCCCGACTGGGGTGGACCCGATGGCGGAGGAATACTGGGGGTACGCCAACCCGAGCCTTGGGCGCACCATCAGCTTGAAAGGGTTGCGGTCCGCGGCGGCAGCCCCCGATCGCGGCGAGTTCTTGCGGGCGCACTGCAACCTGTGGGTGGCGGCGGCAGCGTCGTGGATGCCACCCGGACGCTGGGCCAAAGCCATTACCGAAAACACCCAAGCGGTCGGGGCGTCCTGGCTCGTTGTCGACTCCGCCCTGGACGACTCCAAGTACGTCGGCATCTGGTCCCGCCTCAATGACGCTGGCGAGGTTGTAAACTCGGTCAGGTTCACCACCGAATCCAACGCCGAAATGTGGACTCACATAGCGACCTGCCTGGACGCTGATCCGCAGCTGCGCCTCGCCATCACCCCAGGGCTGGAGATTCACACGCCTGACAAGTACCGGGACCGCACCGAGGTATGGGGTTACGGCGAATTGGTCAAATACACCGGGCTGGTTCGGTCGCTGATCCTGGAGGGGAAGGTGCTTCACGACGGCGGCGAAATGCTTGCCGAGCACGTCAACCGTGCCGTGCTGGTCAAGGGACAAAACGGGCAACCTGTCTTGTCATCGCAGCGGTCCCCCGGCCCCATCGAGTGCGCCCGGTGTCTTGTCATTGGATCCGCGTTGGTGTCACGCCCCGGCAACCGAGGAAAAGCCGCCATCGGGTTCGGATAAAAACTTGTTGCAAATGCAACACCCTATGGTTACAGTACTTTGTGGATGGGTATCTTTTCGCGCAAGGTAGATTTGCAGGCCGCGCCCGACAAACTGTCGAAGGCCGCCATCGGCATCGGTGGCGTCAACAACTACCTGTCCTACACGGTCGGCACCCCCGAGCTCAACGCCCTGACCAACCCGACCATTGGGCGGTCCCGCGACCTGCTCGCCGCCATGATTGGCAGCCTTGAGCTGAAGCACTACTCCAAGGTATGGAACGGCGACGGCTACGACGAGATCTACCTCCCGCTTGAGCCGTGGATGGAAAACCCGGACCCGAAGAACACCCGCACTTTTTTCTTTGCCAACATCTTCTCGGATTTGTTTTTTGCGGGACGCGCTTTTGCCTACGTCACTACCCGCTACTCAACCGGGCTCCCCGCCTCCCTGACCTGGCTTCCGGCAGCGAACGTGTCAACCCCCAACATGGTCGGCCCGCAATTCTTTGGACCAGCCGACGAGATTGAGTTCAACGGGCTGGAAGTCGACCCCGCCAACGTCGTGCAGTTCGTGTCCCCCATCATGGGCATCATCTACTCAGGCGCACGAGCAATCAACATTGCCCTGCACCTCGACCAGGCAGCCGACCGCTACGCCGAACTGGAAACACCCCCCGGTTACATTCAGATCGTCTCCGGTGAGGAACACTCAGCCGAAGATTTGTCGGACCTGTCAGCTTCGTGGCAGGCTGGGCGCCGAAAGCGCGCCATCGGTGCCCTGGAGCGTCACGCCAAGTTCGTCGAGTACAACAACGACCCCGGACAGGTTGTCGCGCAGCTGCGTTCCGACCAGGCACTTGATCTGGCGAGGCTGTGCAACATCCCCGCCTACATGGTGTCCGCCCCCACCAAGGGCGCATCCATGACGTACCAGAACGCACAGCAGGCCCGCCAAGACCTGTACCTGTTCGGTGCCAAGCCGTTCATTGACTGCATCGAGCAGACACTCAGCATGGCAATGCTTCCCCGGGGCCGCTACGTCGAGTTCGACCTCGATTCGTACCTGGGTGAAAACGACATGGGCGCCCCGAGCAGCCCCGACACCCCCGACCTAGAGGATTCAGCAGCATGATCCGTTTCGTAGCATCCCCCGTCACCCTCGACGCAGCCGAAAGCGAGGACGCACCCCGCACCATCACCGGGGTTGCAGTCCCGTGGGACACCCCCGCCACCGTGTCAAGCGGCGAACGAATCGCGTTCAAGCGTGGCGCATTTGATGTCAACGGCAAGCCCGCCAAACTGCTCGAAGGGCACGACATGACGCAGCTCCGTGGCGTCGTCACCGAACTGGCGGACGCAGACGAGGGGCTGCTGTTCACCGCAAGATTTGCCAAGACCCGCGCCGCCGACGATGCCGTCGAGCTGGTTAAGGCAGGAGCCTACGACTCGGTCAGCGTCGGTGCTGTCCCGGTCAAATGGAAGTTCGACAAGGCCGGAACCATGGTCGTGTCGAAGGCCGACCTGGTGGAAATCAGCCTGGTCGCGCAACCCGCATTCAAGGATGCGGTCATCACAGAAATCGCAGCCTCCAGCCCGGAGGATGACGAGTCCACCCCCAACGATTCCGAGGAGGAAATCGTGTCCGAAAACACCATCGAGACGCCCGCGGTCGAGGCCGCCGTCGTCCCCACCACCCCCATCCACGCCGCGGCCCGCCGCGAGTTCGTGATGCCGTCCGCCGCCGAGTACATCTCGAAGTTCCTCGTCGGTGGGTCCGAGTGGCAGGAGTTCGCTTCCAAGCTGAACGCCGCCGCCCCGGACGTCGTCACGACCGACACCCCCGGCGTCCTGCCGAAGCCCATCGTGCAGCCCGTGTACAACTCGCTGCGTGGCATCCGCCCCGTCATCGACGCCATCGGCGTGAAGGCCATGCCGCAGTCCGGCAAGGTGTTCATCCGCCCCGAGGTCACCACGCACACCACGATCGGTGCCTCCAACGGTGAGAACGTCGCACTCGACTCCGGCACGTTCGTCGTGTCCGAAAACCAGGTGACCAAGGGCGTCTACGGCGGCTACGTCAAGGTGTCCGAGGAGACAATCGACTGGTCGCAGCCCGAAATCGTGTCGCTCATCCTCGACGACATGGCCCGCGCCTACGCCCAGGCAACCGACGATGTCGCAGCCGACAACCTCCGTTCGGGCGCCAGCGTCGAGACCAACTTCACCGTGGCAAGCATCACCGACCCCGCAGAGTGGGCCCGCTGGATGTACACCGCCGCCGAGTCCATCCTCAGCGCAACCAAGTACCTCCCGTCGCACCTGTTCCTCTCGGCCAACATGTGGCGCTCACTCGGCCTCCTGGTCGACTCGTCCGACCGTCCGCTGTTCCCGCAGGTCGGCCCGATGAACGCATTCGGCGCCATGAACCCGGCAGGCACCCAGGCATCGGCGTTCGGTCTCACCGTCGTCGTCGACGCCAACTTCGCCAACGACACCGTCATCGTCGGCGTGCCGGACGGCTACGAGATCTTCGAGCAGCAGAAGGGCGCCATCAGCGCCGAGGCGAACGACGGCTCCCTGTCCCGCACGATCGCGTTCCGCGGCTACCTCGCCACGCTCATGATCGAGGCCGACAAGTTCCGCAAGGCAAAGTTCGTCTGAGTCACACGGCAACGAGGGTCTGAACGGTCATGGCTGTCTACACGGTCACACACGGCATCCATCTGGACGGCGTCAGCGCCGTTCAGACCCTCACGTCCGTCGACAACGTCCGCCTGGGTGATTCAGTCACCGTTGCGGGTGCGGGCGCCAAGTTCAACGCCACCGCCGCCATCATCTCGGTCGAACCGTACGCCTACACAGGCAAAGACGACGACGGCTACCTTCAGTTTGATTACGACGACCCACGGCCCAACCAGGTGCTGTACGAGGTCGCCGGGCAAACCGACGACGACGGCTACTACGAACTGGACGGCACCCTCACCTACACGGCAACCGTCACCTGGGTAGTCGACGCGGACGTCACCGCATGGCTGGGCATCAGCTCCGCCACCGCAAACGACACCGCGTTCATCACGACGTGCACAGCGGCAGCGAACGCATGGTGCTACCGGAAGCGGAAGGAGGCGGGCTACACGGACGCTACAAACACGTCCCCGTCCGCTGACGTCAAACTCGGCACCATCATGTACGCCGCCACCCTGTACCGGGAACGCGGATCCGTGGACTCGTTCGCCTCATTTGACGGCATGGGCTCCCTGCCCATCCCGGCAACCCTCGGGCGAATCATGCAGCTCTTGGGGTGCGGACGCGCACAGGTGGCGTAAATGGCGGCAACAGGCATCCTCGCCGAAGCCATCGCAGCCGTTTCCGCTGACCTAACCGGGCTCGGCTACAAGGTCGTAACAGACCCCCGAAACGCCCGCCCGCTTACCGTGTTTCTCGAGCTGCCCACAATGGACGCATTCACCTACAACGTCGGCGACATCCGCATACGGGCCCGCATCCTGGCACCGCCACCCGGCAACCAAGACGCTACCGACTGGCTCATCACCCAGGTTGACACCATCATGGCGTCAGACATTGCCGTGACCAACGGCAGCCCCGGCTACGCCTCCTACGGCGGGCAGGAAATCCCCACCTACGACCTCACAATTGCCGTCGCAGTACGGCGCAACTAACCAAAGGAAAACCAATGGCAACCACCACATTCCTCGGCGGTCCCGCAGTCCTCACCATCGGGGGCACGGACTTCGCAGATCAGTGCACGGAGTTCTCGTGCGAACTGGGCTTCGACCCCCTCGAGATCACGGCGTTCGGCGACACAGGCCACAAGATGGACAAGGGACTCCAGTCCGTGTCCGGCAGCGCAACCTTGTTCGCGTCGTACGGCGCAACCGAAGTCGAGGGCATCCTCGCTGACATCGTCGGCGACGGCACCACCACCATCGTGTTCAAGAAGGCCTCCAGCGCCATCGCAGCCGACAATCCGGAAATAACCATCAGTAACACGATGCTCTCGGTCGTCCCGTACGCATACACTGTGGGCGAGATGCAGACCTTCCAGATCAGCTGGGAGGGCGGCACCTGGGTCCGGGACGTCACCCCGTAACCAGCCAACCGAAAGGGGCACCCCATGATCATCAGAGTCACACCCATCGACGGTGACGCCTACGAGGTCAGCACCAACCTGTTCGTGCTGGTCGCGTGGGAACGCAAATACAAGCGAAAAGCCTCCGACCTCGCCACCGGAGGCGTCGGCATTGAAGAT